GATAAAGTCAGATGAGTACGCCGGATTTGCGATGGCTATAGCTGACGAGCTAGACAAAATAAATATACCTGTGCGGTCTGTCTGGGAGTCTTCTCCTAACGAGCTAGCGAGAGCGCTAGCTTACATCAATGACATAGCGTGCATATACGACCCTGATCCTGCCCACGTCTTAACGTTCGGTAAGAGAGGGGTATATTTAACTTCGCCTAATCAGATTGGCAGGGGCTGACAATGACAGAAGAAAAACTTAAGGAAGCACTTCGAGTAGCTATTGAAATAATGTACGCTGAAGCGGATGAAAGCTGGGATAGTGGTAACACCCCGTTGTTCATGTATAAATCAGGATGGAAACACGGACTAGAGTTTGTGCTAGAGCGGATTGAATCTAAGGAGGAAGAATGAAAACATTAGTAAGTGAGAAGACTGACATTTTCGGTGAGAAGTACGGGCCAGGAGATGTTGTAATGTGGTCACCAGCAGGTCGTATAAAGTTCGGAGAGGTAGTCAGGTTTACTGCTTGCGGAACTACTGTATACCCTCTGACTCTCAAGGGCAAGGAAATGTCTCTGGTGAGAGTGACTAGAACTATTTATATCGACCGCAGAACTGGTGCCAGGATTCCTGATACGTTGGGATACCTGCACACGCCAACAGGTAAGTTCTATACTTACGAAGATAGACTTCAGGAATTCGGTGTCGTAAGATATGTTAGTGCCGAAAGCAGTGTATTTAAGTACGTCACCAAGGCGTCAACAATGACTGATGTTGCAATAGCTATTGAAGTGTATGGTTATCCTGTAACTATTCAGAATTATGTCAACGTAGTCAAGTGCCCAGTAAATCCAGTGAAGGAAGAAAATGGGGAAGCCGAGTAAATTAACTGGTCGCGGGCAGCAAAGTACCCGCGTTCTGTACGACAGGGATAAGATGCCAGAGGGATTAGACCCTGAAATCTGGCATCTTACTTTGTTTTTTGAGCAGGTAGGGGAATCTGTTGGTGCTTCCACAACCGGAAGGCCAATCATCTACACTGAGCTAAGCAACAGAATCAATGCGTCCAATGTCAGGGTGAATTTCATTCACTGGCCTGGCATCATAGAAGATATGATCGACCGCTACTGGTGGCACGAATGTGACCCTAACAACAGCAGATATGCTATCAATGATTTCTGCCGAATTGATGTGTTCGATTCTCTGCTAAGGTGGGTATCCGAGACAAGGGAAAGGCAGTTGCTCATTGACTCAGGTACGAGGGTAACTCAGCCTGATCCTGACCTGCATGAATCACGTCGTAGTGAGGAAGATTCCATAGCTTCGGAGATAATTAACAAGAAGTATACAGAAGATGAATTAAGAGCAATTATGGAGAGGTTCAAGAGTGAACGTAGGTCGAGTATTAGTTAGTAAGATTCTTACAGGAGGTAATGTAATACCCGTTATTGATACTGGGTTTACTAGTACCTGGCTGAGAGGAACGGGAACCGGGTCTGAAGTTATCTTTGCAGATATCGACAGGCAAGCTTACTCTTGGATTCTGAATCACTGGGGTAAACATCATACTACTCCTAGCATTGAAATATTCCGAGAACATTTCCCCGAAGAGATTTATCCGCTCGATACTAGCTCATCTAGTATTGAGGAAATTATAGACCTAGCTCTTGAAAAAGTAAACAGCTACCTGATGTCCGAGATTATCGGCAAGGCGATTGACCTGCATGACAGCGGTAACGTTGAGCGTGCAGTAGCCTATCTTCAGGCTGAGTCCATGCGTATAGGAACAGCGCTGAGAGTTAAGGCAGACAGAGCAGATAACCTTGGTGATGTTGAGTTTGACCTTGAAGAGTTTATCTCCAAGGAAATAACACCTGGCGTTCCTATGGGACTTTACCCCGTTGACGAGGCGTTTTTTGGTTTTCAGCCCGGTCAGCTAATTACTATGCTTGGAAGGCAGAAGTCAGGTAAGACTACTCTGATGCTAAACTCAGCCCTTAAGGCATGGGAAGAAGGCTACGACGTTCTGTTCTTCTCAGTTGAGATGGACGTTGAACTACTAAGGCAGAGACTTTATTCTCTTGGTGCCCACGTTAGCCCGTCAAGATTCCGCAGAGGTCATCTGAAGGACCATGACAAGGATAAGGTACGTAAATTTCACCAGAGAATGTCAGAAGATACTGATGTAAACTTCTACATATCTAAGAAGAAATCAATGATCACAGTGGACGACATCCTGACTGAAATCAGGCTGTATCGTCCTCATGTTGTGTACATTGACGGCTTCAACTTCATGCTAGACCGCGAGACTAAGAAGCTAACTCAGAACTGGGAAGCTAATGAAAATGTCGCGGCTGAGTTGAAGACCCTGGCATTGCAAGAGGGTATCGTTATCGTAACCTCTGCTCAGGTGCAGGAGAAACAGTATCATGCCAAGCACGGTATTGAAGCTTCAACTATCATGGGTGGTACAGGTCTGCTTAAGGCTTCAGACCTAGTAATCGGCGGTGACAAGGAAGGTCAGTATCATACCATTAGTTGTGTGCTTAGCAGGTATGAGTACTTCGATAACGTTGTTCTGGAAATTGACTGGGACACTATGGACTTCAACATCATTGAAGGCATGAGTATTAACTATGATGAAAGCGGAATTTAGATGGAAAGCTATTCAGCAATTGGCAGTGCAGTAAAACAGTGCTGCGTTAGTGGTACTAAAGACTGTACTTGCAGGCCCCATTGCAAGTGCATGTGCGGACCATGTGACTGCTGGGCCTGGCAATAAAGGAGGAAAAATGGCAGTTATCGCTAGCCTAAAGCCAGATGATTCATTCGAAAAGGTTATGTTTACGCTTGTAGCTATCCTGAGCGTGGTACTAGTCCTCTGGATTGCCGGAGCGATGGTGCTGCTCTCCTGAGATACCCCTAGACAGCGCTGAGAGCCACGCTAAGAGACTTTCAGCGCTGTCTAGGTATCAGAGGTAGGGTCCAGAGATGATCTTGTTAGAAAGGATTGTAGGGCGATGAGGCCAAGAGGCTTACCTTCTAGGTGGGTAAAGATTCTACCGTGGTACTACACGGAAAAGGACCAGCCAACTAGAGCAGAAGAACTAAAGAAAGCGCTGAAAGATCAAGATGAATATAGAGACGATACTGAGTGAGTTAAACCTAGACTACTTCATCATAGGAGATGAGGCTTTTGCTTCCTGTCCCTATCATAAAGACAGGCATCCTTCCTGGTCTGTGAACACAAGCACAGGATTACATCATTGTTTTACGTGCGGATTTCAGGGAAGTCTTGCGACTCTTGTATCTTTTGTGCTAGGATTACCTTTAGCGGAGGCGATTGCCTGGGTTAATTCTCGGGCTGGTATGAGCAAGGCTAAGCAATGGTTGGAATCTAAAGGATCGCAACCTCCGACAGAACTTAGACTCACTAACGCAGATTTGGCCTTGTTCATCCCGCCTCCGCTCTCAGCTTTAAATAGCAGGAAGGTAACGGAGGAAGCAGCAGAAAGATACGAAGTACTATGGAATCCTAAGAGGGATTCATGGATTTTCCCCATCAGAGAGCCAGTAGATTTCGGTCTTATGGGCTGGCAGGAGAAGAATGAACGACGATTTAGAAATTATCCAGTTAGTTGCAGGAAATCCGAAACGCTATTTGGTATACCAGTTATTACAGATGACCGCCCAGTTATCCTTGTCGAATCTCCAATTGATGCAGTGCGTTGCTTGTCTTCCAGAGCAGGAGTTGGACTTTCTAGTTACGGAGTACGAGTCAGCGATTCGCAGTTGTCCCTTATACACTCTAAATCAAGCCGTCTTATTCTTGCGCTTGACCGAGATTTCCCTGGCTTGGATGAAACAGCTAGAGTATGCCGAGAATTTAAGCAGTTACCCATATCGGTATTCAACTACGGAAACCATATGGTAAAAGACATAGGCGATCTTACTGATGAGGAAATTAGACTAGGAATTGAGAAAGCAATTCCTAGTCTACTATGGATGAGAGACTATAAAAATGGCAAGATTACCGACTACGAAGGTAGACGCAGAGGGTAGGGAATGTACTGGCTGCGGAGTATTGTAAGGAACAATGTTGTTTACAGGAGAATTAAAACCATATCAGGAAGAGCCGGTTAAAAAGTTCCTCGAAAGAGGTAACCTACTGGTAGCTTATGAGATGGGATTAGGAAAGACAGTCATAGGAATAGCCGCAGCGGAAGAACTACTCGCCTCTGGGGCTATTTCCTGTTGCGTAATTGTGTGCCCGGCATCCCTTAAGTATCAGTGGGCACAGAGAATAGCACAGTTTACTGACGCCCTTATTATTCCCTGGAAGATTAAGGGTGAGGAAATTCTTCTTCCGCTTAACACATGCATTATTGACGGGGGAAAAGCCGCAAGAGAGAAGCTTTACAAGCAAGTAGTTCCCCTGTCTCGTTACATTATCATGGGTTATGACAACGTAATTAACGACACTAACTTTGTACGTGACATTAAGCCGGGCATGGTGATACTTGATGAGGCTACGGCTATCAAGACCTTCAAGGCACAGAGAACCAAGCAGATTAAGAAGATGCTTAAGGCACCCTATCGCATGGCTCTGACTGGTACTCCCATCGAGAATCGCCCTGATGAAGTTTTCTCTATCATGCAGTGGGTAGATGAGACTGTGCTTGGCAGATATGATCTGTTCGATAAAGCTTACTGCAAGAGGAACACTTATGGCTGGGTTATCGCCTACAAAAATCTGCCTGTGCTACGCAGGAGACTGGCTACCGCCATGTCCCGTAAGAGCAGGCTTGATCCTGATGTTCGTCCGTTCCTTCCAGAAGTAGATTATTCCGAGGATTGGATGGTAGAAATCCCGCCAGCAGTGAGGAAGGTTTACAAGACTATCGCGCTGGATATGATTAAGGAACTAGACAACGTTGAAGTGTTCAACGGTTTCGATGTTCACGCATACTATTCAGGCCACGATGAGAGTACACCTTCAGGAAAGCTAATGGCAATGTACATGTGCCTGGAAATGCTGCTGGACCACCCTGACCTGATTATACATTCCGCCCAGAATGGTGCGGGTTATGCTAACTACTTGTGGCAATCAGGTATGCTGGACGACATCTTAGAGTCACAGAAACTCAACCTTGTAGTGGATAAGGTTGCAGAAATAACACAGTTCCCAGAGAACAAGGTAATTATCTTCTCGTTCTACCGGGAAATGATCAACATAATACAGGAGGAACTTGATGTCCAAAGCGTCCAATTCCACGGTGACCTTTCACCCGCTGACAAAGCTGCTGCTATCTCAAAGTTTGCTAACGATCCTGAGTGCAGAGTACTTTTGTCTAGTCACGCCGGGGCTTATGGAGCCGATCTTTACATGGCTAATTATCTCGTTAACTATGATCAGCCTTGGTCTGCTGGTAAGGCGGATCAAATCAACGGTCGTCATGTACGTGTATCATCTGAATTTTCGCAAGTCTACATCAGGGACATAATGGCTATTGATTCGGTTAATGAGTGGAAAAAAAGGAAGGTAATAAGAAAGCGCAGGATAGCTGGCGCGATCATGGACGGCGTAGGCCAAGACGATACCGGCTCAGTTGAGCTAGACGGAGACACACTCAGGGATCATCTGGCCTGGGTAATAAAATCGTGGTAAGTTTTTTCCTAGACCCCTTGACAAGCCCCTCCCGCTCTGGTATAATAGTTACTAAGGACAGAGGACTAGAGAGGGTACATTGTTATTATTTAATAATCCTCAATTAGCTGCACAAAGATATTTATTTTGTTCAGAAGAGGAAGCCAGAATAGTTTCTGAGAAAAATACTACTAGAGACTTTCTGAAGAGTCAGATTACTGACTTAGGAGAACCAGATGAGAATGGTAATATTATCTGGTATTTTGATAATCCTATTATTTCTACTAATAGTAATGACATTTATATAGGACTAATGTTACAACGTCGTGTCTCTGAGTACACTGACGAAGATGTAGTACTGGAAATCATAGACAAGTATGGTCTTAGAGACAGATGTGTACATCAGGAAGTACTAGATGTAGTAGACCTAGATGCTGTCTATGCATGTAACCAGGAGGGTGTCATCTCTGATGATGAGATTGATTCCATGATCGTAGTAAAAGAAACCTTCGCACTAACTAAGGTCAAGGGGTAATGACTTCATACTACCCTGGTTCTAAGAGACAAGCCAAAGTATACGGTGATGATTACGAAGAGTTACCACCCACAGAGACGACTACTCTGAGTAACCCTCGTAAAATGTGGCTTGCAGGTAAAGAGACTAGCTTCTACACTATAGGTGAGCTAGCAGGACTACTAAATCGCAAGCCGGTTACCGTAAGAAAATGGGAAGCTGATGGGATTATCCCAAAGGCTACGTTCATTGCACCATCTGGTGACAAGAGAGGGAAGAGAAGGCTTTACACCGAAGAGCAAATCCTCGGCTTGGTAAATATTGCCAGGGAAGAGGGAATTCTTGAGACTAATGCCTTTGGTCACTGGAAACCAGTAACGAAAACAGCCTTCAGAGAGAAGGCTATTCAACTTTTTAAGGAATTAAGTGAGACTTATACGAAGTAGAGAGCACGTTATCAACATGGGACAGTACGAGTCTGTTCGTGTTGGTGCTTCAGTAGAACTAGATATTGAATTCACGGCAGATACAGTCAGTCAGGATGTGTACGACGAAGCGGACAGGGTTTTAGCCGCTTCTATGGCTTCAGACATTCAGGAAGCAATTGATTTACTACCTCCTGGTAGTGCCAGTTACATCCTGTCTTGGAAGCAGCCAGATATTCTAGGAGATGTAAATGCCTAGAGATATTGCAAGAAGAAGAACTAGTCAGAATGATGAGAGTAGCATGACAGACGAGAGAACAGAGACTAGAGTAAGAGTCACTAAGGAAGGATCAGAACCCGCTCCCTTTGGTGGAGGTTGGAGTACTGATAGGGCACCAAGAGTACGTCGTACTGGTGCTGGAACAATCAACAGATTCAAGGTAGAAGATGGCGAGGAAGTTCTTATCAAGTTCCTTGAGGCAGACGCTCCCTTTGCTTCCTATTGGCAGCACTGGATTGACAAGAAGCCTTACACATGCCTGATTGAGAATTGCCCGCTATGTAATATCGGTGATTCTCCTAAGCCTGTTGACTGTTTCAACGTAGTTAAGATGACAGAGAGCGGACCTCTTCTGTATCTATGGCAGGCATCTCCTGATCCTGCTGGTGCCATTAAGGTAAGGGCTGACAACAAGAGAACTTCTCCCCTTAACAGAGATGACCTGTACTTTGCGGTGTCAAAGGTTAAGGGCAAGAATGGTTTCCCTTCTTACAACGTTGACGTTGTAAAGGCTGAAGAATTGTCAGAAGACTGGGGCATGTCGCCTCTTACAACAGAGCAGATGGAAGCATTCCAGATGGAAGCTTATACTTCTGATGCTGTTCTTAAGTCAACACCAAGACATGAGCTTGTTGAACTAGCGAATACACTGGCTGACTAGACGATGAAACGTGGAATCATTCTAAACGAGGATGATCTGCGCGAGGTAGTCAAGTACTTCACAACTAAAGACGCATTCGTGTTTGACGTTGAAGCAACAGGACCGCACAGGAATGTGCCCCACCTGGCTAATGTTACATGGATGGGACTGGCAACAGATGGGGTGGCCGTAACTATACCGTTCGGCCACCCCAACGGCTCTCGTATCATAGGAGAGAAACCAGAGTTCCATCAGTACAAAACAGGTAAGAAAATTGGTGACACATATTCACGAATGGTTCCTGTTTATGACGATCCGCCTCCGCAGATGAGCGCGGGCAAAGTCTTTGAGATATTAAAACCTCTCTTCTGGAAACCACAGATCAGGAAGACAGGACACAACCTGATCTATGATCTGACTGCAACCGCGAAATACTGGGGTGAAGTAGCTCCACCCCCATACGATGACACCATTGTCATGCAATGGCTACTCGATGAGAACATGCTACGTAAAGACCTGAAGACATTGACCAAGAAATACTATGGTGCTGACTACGATAAAGAGGGCGTAGGAAAAGCAGTAGAGAAGTACCCATTAGGTGTCGTTGATTACTACCTGTACTGTGATGTTGTGTACGACTGGTTACTACGTGAGAGATTTAATCCGCAAATTGACGAAGAGGGATTGCGGGAGATATACAATCTTGAGATGGATGTACTTAATGTACTAGTAGGAATGCAGCTACATGGTGCTAAGGTTGATGTCCCAAGACTTGAGCAGCTTCAGGTTGACTTGAAGGTACAAGTTGAGCAAGCTGAGGCAGAGATTTATAAAGCTGCCGGTAAGAGATTCAATGTGAATTCTACTCCGCAGAAGCAGAAGATACTTTATGGTCCCAAGCCTGAAGGTCAGGGACTAAAACCCTGGAAGCTCACAAAGGGCGGCAAGGGAAAGACGCTCCCCGAAATTACAGACTACTCAACTGATTCAGATGTACTGGCTTCCTATCCTGGTAACAAGGTAGCTGTTGCTCTGACTAAGTACCAGGATGTCAACAAGATTCTTACTACCTACGTAACAGGATGGCTTGGCGATGGTGCTGAGAAAAGTTCTATTATCTATAACGATCATATTCACGCTGACTTTGTACAGTATGGCACTGTTACTGGTCGTTTTTCTTGCCGAGAACCCAATCTGCAAAATATTCCTCGACCTAGCTCTGATCTTGGGCGAATGGTTCGTGGTGCGTTCATTAGTGAAGAAGGCGGTAAGCTTATCGTCGCAGACTACGGGCAAATTGAGCTTGTAGTTCTGGCTCACTTC